CTCGTTCCCACCAACTATTCGCACTCATAAGCTGTATTTCTTTTGTCATCACATCATATTTACTGTACATGCTGTCACCTCACATTGTGCGTAATGCAAAACATAAAATACGTGTTGCTGCTGCTCTTTGTGACACTCCCCATTCAATAGCTAATTGGACAAGCTTAGAATGTGTTTCCTGCTCCAATTTCGCATGAATGTACTTTTTAGTGTCTTTATATTCGTATGCATGTATTTCGCTTATATAATCGATTCTGAGGTGTTCTGTGATTAATTTAGACATGTATTGTGTAGTTGTAATTCCTTGTTGGAAGGCTGATGTTCTTATTAATTGTCTTTGTATTTCGTTTACGGGGATTTTTACATCTTTTTTCTTATCAGAACGAGTTTTACGAGGTTGTAAGTTTGTTATAGTAGTAGATTTTCTAGAAGGTTCGAACATAGGGTTAACATTTGTCATGATGCTCCCCTCTTTCGAAAATTCACCTCCTCCCTCTCTTTTATCTCAGGGACACTTTTCCATAATTCCAGTATTCCATGAAAAAAAAGAGGTAGGAGAGAGGAGGCTATATATAGTTTAATTCTTTTCTAACATAATCATTTACCAGTCATTTAATCCTGCGATTAAGTTCATTGCACTATCTACAGCATCATCAGAAGGCTTTTCATCTTCGCCTGCATCGTTCTGTACACCATGAGTTTTAATGTTGATTAACAGTTTTTTCACTAATTCAATTGGATCATCTTCTCCAGCTACTTCAGAAAGAACTTGATACATTTCTAAACGTTTTTTAACTTGCTTGTTAACGTATCCTTTTTCTCCTTCGCCTTCTTGTTCCAATTTCACAATTAGGTTATAAATTGTTTTGTCTTTCTTTGGGTTAAGCTCAATTTGAAGCTTTTTCTTTTGTAAGTTTGTCAAAGACATCACATCCTAAATGGTAGTATCCTAATAGGTTAGCTTCTTGACCGTTTTCTAAAACTGCAAACGTCGGGAATTGCTCTTGTTTCTTCTCAATACGTTTCTTATGAAGTGCAGCCATTCCACCAGTCCATACAATTTTATCGTACACCGCTAAATTAAATTTTTGAGAAACTTCACGAAGTGCTGCTTCAAAATGACGCTGTAGTTCAGCATCAACATTTTCAGCTACGTCCTTGTGAGTGTATAAGTCGTATAGAGAGCCGTTATACTTATAGCCATTCTCTAAGATGTAGTGCATGTTAGAAACGCTTAGATCAGGAGTTTCGCCGATGTTATCGCGAACGATTTGTTCAATAGTCATGAATGCTTTCTCACAACCTAATTCAGTTCCTAAACGATCGATAACTGCATTACCAGACATATCAGTAACATCGAATGTACCAAAACCACCATCGATAATAAGGATGCGATCTTCTTTTTTGATGATGTCCTTTTTAACCAAATAATATTGCGTCCCGACGGGTTGTGGAATTACTAAGCATTGTTTTACTTTGATTGTGATTAATTCACCATTTACTTTAACAGCCGTTTCTTCCATAGCTACTTTTTGCAATGACTCACGTTGATTTCCAAAATGAGATACCGGAAGACCAGTAACAAGTAACGGGATAGTAACACTTTTCTTAAAGTCTTTTGCAATGAATCCGAATAATTGTTTCTTAAATATTGGGTCCTCATAACGCTTCGCTTTGTTCTCTCCTAAAGCGCGCACAAGTGGAAGTTTAGACTTTCTTGCTTCCTCCCCTATGTAGTATGAAAAGTCAGTGTTTGTTAATTCGATTTTCGTAAATTCAGCTTCATTGTAATAATCATCTACTGGCGCTAGTACCGATAATTCTGTAATAACATCAGCTTCTAATGCTTTATTTTTCTTAGAAGCACGTTTTGTAAAGCCATTTCCTAAGTCAATCGCGTATGGATTCCCTAAAATCATATTCATTCCCCTTTCAAAACCAATGGTTAATCATTGATATCTTTGATTCTAACAGATATTTACGCTCGTTTTCAATGAAATATACCAAAATCAATAAATTAATCATTGGTTATTCATTGATTATAAGTTTGCGAGGTTGCTATTCTTCGCAAAGGGCTTCGCTAAACCTGTAAATTACATACAGCGAGGTAAGGAAGACGAGTGCTTGTCTTCCCCAGAATTCGTTAAAACTCCCTATAAACCGAAAAAATCCATTAATACAACAGATAGAGTACGTGAAATTTTAGTTATTTGGGGTTATCCGAAAATAGATAACCCATTATCTTTTATATTTCTTTAACTCTTCTTCTAGTCGTTTTCGTTCTTCTTCTAATTTTTCGTTTTTAGAGTTGTCTTGTTTTATATTTTGTTCTTCTTGATCATGCAACCATTCTGGAGTTAATTCTTTTCTTTTCGATTGTTTATCAGTTATATCGTTAATTTGCTTGATTTCTGTCTCTACAGCTTTTTTAAGGTAGTCTCTAAATCTTCTTGGTTTTGCATCTATAACTCTTTTAACAACTAATTTATATGTAGTGTCATCAATCAATCCGTCATAAAGTTCTTTAACTTCATCAATGATCTCTTCTCGTGTTTTACGCTTATTGTGATTGATTGATTTGTTATCTTTTTCTTTTTTAATTATTTCTTTTTCTTTTTTCTTTTTAATAGTTGTGTGTTTTCCGTCTGACAAGTTATGTGAATTCACGTTATCCAGTTGTGTGTTTTTCACATAACTGGTTGTGTGCACAACTTCTTCTTGTTTTTGTGTATGCGAGAAACCTTGTTGTACTAAGGCTTCCCGCAATTCTACATTGTCTTGCACAAGTTCCAAGAAAATCTTAGTTGTGATGTGGAAGTGACGACGTGCAGGGACACCAAATCTTTGTACAATGATGTATCCGTTGTTCACGAGAAGTTTAATTGCTTGTGCTTGCGCTTCTCTTTTTAGAGTTGTTTCTTCTTCAATTGTCTTTTCTGTTAAGAAGAACCACGACAATCCATCACGTTCTATAAGCATCCCTTTATC